CACCCAATTTCGAGGTGAGTATCGGCTTGGACGGGATGCTCGGCGGCGTCACGTCCGACGCCACCAAAGCCACGACCACGTTCGACCAGTCACCCAACCGGTCGGAATACGTGGGAACCGCGCGCACGCGGAACTCATAGCGTTGCCCGCATTCCAGACCGCCGATGCCCAACGTGAGCCGCTGCGCGTCCGTCACGCCACCGGAAACCCACGGCGCACCAGCCGTGCTCTTGCGATACTCCACGCGGTAGCCCGAAATGTCGATGGCGGTGTCATCCGTCGCCTGAGAGACCGCGGCCCACTGCAGGGTAGCCAAACCCAAAGCCGTACCACGGGAGGAGATATAGGCGTCGGTCTGCACCACCAGACCAGTCGGAGCATTCGGCACACGATGGTCCTTCTCGGGGGCGGGACGCCCGCCCTCGCTGCCGGCCAGTTGCGCGCCGCCGGTGATGCCGGCGATCTTCTTCGCGGCCCGCACCTGCGAGTCGTATACCTTGTCGTTGAGGGTAATCGAGGCCTTGAGCCCGTTGGAGTCAAGCGAAACGGTGACCTGTTGGATTCGCACCTTCTCGCCGTGCTGGACGGTGGGCGCGGTGATCCAGTCGCCGGGCCTGTAGTCCACCAGCGGCAGGCTGTCCGCGTTGGTGACGAGCAGCGACCGCGTGTACTGGCCGCGCACCCTCGCGCTGCTGGCGAGGGTGGTCCGCATGAACGACTTGGCAGTGGCCTCGTCGCTCACGCCACCCTGCGAGACATAGGATTCCCAACCGCCCCACGGGGTCGGGGCCGCGGGATTCGACTCTCGGAATATGAGCCCGTTGTCGCCCTCCACGAGAATGTCGCTGGAGAGGTCTTCGATGCTTTCCTCTTCGGGTGCCTCGAGCACGTCGTGCGCCATGCTGACATGCACGCGGCCCGACAGGTCGCGGCTCAGATTCGTGCTGTCGGCGTTCCAGATTCTGAGGGTGCGGCCCTCGGTACGCCAGTCAATCGCGCCGCCGCCCACCATGCTCGACAGCATGCTGTTCAGGCTCGTTCCGAGACTGTAGTAGAGCGTGTACACGCTCTTCCAGTTGTCGTTGGCTGCGTCCTTGCCGGTGTCGAAACCGGGGGCCAAAACGAGGCCGGCACCCTTGCGGGCCTTGTTCTCATCGAGAATCGTTCTGATGATGGTGCCGGGGTTCTTCGACAGGAACGCGCGCTTGCCCTTGTTGTCGCCGTCCGCTATCAGATGCGCGGTGTCGTTGTTCAGAATCTTGTTGGACAGCCAGCCCATGCTCTGGCAGGTGAGCGTCACCGTATCCGACACGTCTTCGGCGTTGCGTGAGCGGCCGATGAGCAGATACCGGCAGTTGTAGGGTTCGCTCCATGCTCCGCCGTCACTGACCTCGAGCCCGATCTCGAGCCCCTGTTCAAGGCCGCGTTTCAGGATTCCACCGCCGACGGTACGACGGCTGTAGACGACCTTGAGTGCTCCGAGGTCGTTGTTGACGACGCTCGCGTCCCATGAGAGCGGTGCGGGCAGGTTGCCGAGCCTGCCGCCGTTGGGCAGGTAGGCGACGAGGCGGGCGTGCAGTGTCTTGACCATAAGGGGACTCCAGACGTTGAAAACCGGCGCGGAAATTGCATAGAAGGGGAATACGGGGTCTACCACCATGCGCGGCGCACGTGCACGAGCAATGGCTCGCCGCTGCCGGTGATCTTCGACGTGAGCCGGTAGCCGTTGTCCACCGGGTTCGGCCAGCATTGCAGCAGGCCGCCCGCCGGATAATCCAAGCCGCCGGTCACGTCCGTGCCAGATTGCGTCCACTGATGATCCGCCGTGGACTGCCATGCGAGGCAGTTGCCCACGTCCACATACGTGTAGGCGTTCGCGTTGGCCGCACCCTGCCAGATGACGCCCGTGTTCGACGTGGGGTCGGTGACCGAGGCGCTGCTCACGCCCTTGGGCAGCCGTATTATCGGATCGGTGACGGGCGCGTCACCGAACATGCCATCCGGTATGCCCGACGACAACGGGATCAGCAGCGACGGCGAATTGTTCGGCTCACCAATCCACATGGTCACGAAATCCGCCATGAGACTGGTCGAATCGTTCGCCGCGACACTCCAGCGCGTCCAGTATTCCTGCCGCCATTGCACGGCTGACGGCCACAGCCAGTCCGTTGTGTTCGCCGCCACCTGACGGTCATACGCGACCGGATCGCGCCACCACACCTGAGGCATGGCGAACACCGCCGTGAACGGAGTGAGCCTGTCCAACACGGTGCCCCCGTCGTCCGCCTCGAGGCTGGCGAGCTCCACGACCGCCTGCTGGAGTTGACCGTTGACGGTGCGCGACAGGACCGGATACGGCGTCGTGCACAGGCGGGCCAGACGGCTCGAATCCATGCCATGCCCCGTGTCATGGCCGATCGCGCCCGCCCCGAACGCGGCCACCTTGAGGGTCGCCGACCGTTCTCCGAACGTCGGCGTCACCCCCGAGGGGATCGTGCCATGCCGGAACGGCGCGGACACCTTGCTGCGGGATACGGAGACGCCGGCGAACAGGGTGCTGCCGAGCGTGACCCGGCAGTACCGCGAATCCAGGGCGACGCCGTTCAACGCGTAGCCGACACCGGCCATAAGCAACCCCCTTTAGATTCCGACCGTCAGCTTGTCGAGACTGTCGTTCGTGGCGAGTGGCCACGGGTCGGCCTGCGGATAGTAGTTGGTGATGTTCACGTTCGCTGCGCCCGCTTGCGGTTGCATGGCGTCCGTGGACGGCGTGTACACCATGCGCCGGTTCATCGTGGCCGCGTCGTACGTGCGGTTGGCGGGCAGCAGGTCGTTGATGTCGGGCATGAGCCCGCCGATCATGCTGCCCATGGAGGCGTTCACATAGCGTGCGGAAGCGTCGATGCCGTTGGCGAGGCCAAGGCCCATCATCATGCCGATCTGGTCGCGGAACAGGCGTGAGGGGGAGTGGATGCCGAGCATGCTCTTCACGTCGGCGATGGCGGCATTCATGCCGCCGAGAATCGCCGAGCCGACCCGGCCCATGCTGCCCATGATGCCGCTGACGATGCCCTCGACGATGTTGCGTCCGATGGACACCACACGGCCCGGTATCGAGGCGAGCGTGTTGACGATGTTGCTCAAAAACTGTCGTCCGGCGTTGAGCGCGCCCTGCCCCATCTGACCGGCGAAGGCCCCGACGTTCGATATCACGCCGCGCAGGTAGGCGGCGATGCATCCGGGCAGCTGAGATACGAACTGGATCACATTCCGTATGAAACTGTTGCCGGCCTGCGCCGCGTTCGACGCCATCTGTCCTGCCCAGTTGGCCGCGCCGGTCAGCACGTTCACGAGGAACGCCCATATCCTGCCGGGCAATTGGGAAATGAACGTGGCCATGTTGTTGAGGAACTGGCTTCCGGCCTCGCTGGCCTTGCCGGCCATCTGCGCCACCCAATTGGCCGTGTTCGTGACGGTGGCGACCAGCCAGTTCCAGATATTGCCTGGCAGCTGGGATATAAACGTGCCCGCGTTCTGCACGAACTGTGTGCCAGCGTCGATGGCCTTCTGACCCATAAGCGCGACCCATGCGACCACGAACGTGATCGAATAGGACAGCCAGTAGGCAATCGTCTCAGGCAAGTGCGTGATGAAGTACACGACGTTCTGCACGAACTGGTTCCCGGCGGTCCACGCGGATTGCGCGAGACAGGTGGCCCATTCGCCCACAGCCGTGAGCAGGTTCGACAATGCGCTGCCGATACGTTCCGGCAGCCGCTGAAACCATTGGACGACGGACTGGAACGCATTGGGAAGCGTCTGCGTGAAGAAGTTCGCGATGTTCTGGCCGAGACTGGTGACGGCATCGACCGTCTTCTGCCATGCAGAGGAGACGAACGACGTGAACGCCGCCCACGCCTTGCGACCCGTCTCAGTCTGCGTGAAGAACCAGACCAGTGCGGCGACCAGCGCCGATATCGCGGTGACGACCAGCATGATTGGGTTCGCGTTCATAGCCGCGTTCAACAGCCACTGCTTTGCGGCGGCGACGGTGTCAGCGAGGCTGAACGCCTTGATGAAGCCGACCACGGTCGTGATGATCGAGAACAGCTTGAACGCGCCATATCCCGCCATGACCGCGACCGCGAGCGCCTGCATCCAGTCGGCGTTCTGCTGGACGAACGTGCCGACCGACTGGAGCATGCCGCCGATGCTGCCCAGAATATTGGAGAGCTGCTGGGCGGCCCCGCCGGCACTGTACGCGCCGCCGGTGAAGCCGAGCAGGCTGCCGATGACGCCGGCGAACGGGCCGACGACCGAACCGACCGCGCCGGCGATGCTTTTCACCCCGTTGGCGAACGTCTGCACGCCCTCGGTTTTCATGAGCGCGCCCGTGAAGTCGTTCACCCACTGCATCGCCTTGCCGATGCCGTCGCCCAACGCAGTGACCGCTCCGGTGATGTACGGTTTGACGGTGTTGACGATGTTCGCCGCACCGTCCACGATGGTGGCCTCGAGATTGCCGAACGCGCCCTCGAACGTCTGCGTGCTTTCCGCCGCCTTGATGGCACCGTCGTTCATGCCCAGTTGCATGAGCGCGTCGTTGAACTCCTGTGAGGTGATCTCTCCATTGGCCATCGCGTCGCGGAAGTTGCCCGTGTACGCGCCGTTCTTGAGCATCGCCTCCTGGAGCTTGCCCGAAGCGCCTGGGATCGCGTCGGCCAGCTGGTTCCAGTTCTCCGTGGTCAGCTTGCCTGCGCCGGCGGTCTGGGTGAGCATCATCGCGACGCTTTTGAACGTTTCGCTGTTGCCGCCCGCGACCGCGTTCAGGTTGCCGGCCGCTTCGGCGAGCTTGTCGTAGTTCGGCACGCCGTTGGCGGCCAGCTGGGCGGTGGTGTTGCGGATGTCGTCGATGCCGTAGACGGTCTTGTTCGCGTACTCCTGCGTGGACGTGGTCAGTTTCTTGATCTGGTCGGCCCCGACGCCGGCGAAGTCCAGTGTCTGTGCGAACTTCTGGGTCGAATCCGATGCGTCGAGGATCTGCCCGGACAGGCCGGAGAACACGCCGATGACCTTCGTGGCGATGCTGGATGCGACGCCGCTGATCACGCCGAGCTTCGCGGAGAATCCCCTGGAGAAGCCGCCGCCGGCGGTGTCGCCGGCTTTCTGGCCGACCGATTTGGATGGCCCGTCGAACGCGCTTTCGATGGCCTTGCCCACGCCCTTCATGCTGGGCACGATCTGCACGTACGCCTGAGCCAGCTGGTATGCCATGACCGTGCCTCTCTATTCGGTTATTCGTTGTGGGTGAAGGGTTTCGTCTCCACGTCCGTGAAGTCGCGGCTCATGAACTCGTCGAGTTCGGCGACGGTCAGGGCCATGGGCTTGATGGTGCGCGTCCTGCGCGTTGCTTCCCCGGAGTCCTCCGGATTGGAGGGGTTCGCGACGGCATGGCCGCTTCCGTTGCCGGGTCGTGGCAGCGGTTCGGGTTGTGGGCCGCGTTTCTTCGGGTCGGCGTTGCCCCACATCCACATGTTCATCTGGTCGATCCGCGCGGCCATCAGATACTGGTCGAGCGTCCAGGCGGCCGGAACGTCCAGCCTCTGCCACACCAGTGAGCCCGCAGGCAGGTTCACCGCCAGCGCTGCCGCTTCCAATGGATCCAGCTCATAGACGCTAAGCCCGTATACGCGCCGCATGTCCGCCGCCAACTGGTCGGGGCAGGCATGCAGCAGGTATACGAGCGTCAGGAGTTTGGGGATTCCTCGTTCAGACGCGCGAACAGTTCCTGCAGGAACTCGCCCATGGCGTCTCCGGTGATGCGTCCGGTTTCGGGGTCGCGCAGACGGTTCTTGATGCGCCCGTAGTCCTTGGCTGAGAACATGCCGCGCAGGAACGGTACCACGCTCAGCGCATTGTTCTGTGGGTCGGACTGGAGGTCGTAGAGGGATTCCATGAGCTCCCAGTCGTTGAGCTTGGCCGGGTCCAGTGTCAGGACGAGCCCTTTGACGGTGACGGTGCGTGGCTTGCCCTGCGCGGGCTTGTGATCCTGCGGACGGCTGCCGGGAACATTGTTGGCGGGGTTGCCGGAACGGTGGCGGTTTCGTGACATGATGACTTCTCCAAAAGACTAGTGAAAACGACTTCCACGGTTGAACGAAGAAAAGGTTCCCGCGTCGTGGGAAGTCGTTCGAAGCGCGACGCGGGAAGAACCGTCATTCGGCGGCCGGAACCTCTTCGGCGGTTTCGGCGTTCTCGTCGCCGTTGGCCGGGTCGACGACCTTGCCGAGCAGGGCCTCGGTGACGGCGGCGCTCTCGCTGGCAGCCGTGGCCCTGCCGATGTATTCGATGGCGGTGACCCCGTTGCCCATGTCGTTTGCGGACGCGGTGACGTCGTACACCTGAGCGTCGCCCGCATGCACCTGTCGGTCGCCGAACTCGGCGCGCGTGCCGTTGCCGATCACGAGGCGGTCCTTGACGTCGCCGCTCATCGCGATTTCGAACACGAGCACGAAGTCCTCGTCGGAGGGCATCTGGTGCTTGATGGTCATGCTCTTGTCCGTGCCGGTGACCGCGTCCGAGTTGTAGCGCATCTTGGCGGCCTCGACGCGCAGCACCTCCAGCAGCGCGAACTGGTAGGACTCGGCGTAGCTGGTGATGACCTTCATCACTGTCGTGCCGTTGGCGTCCTTGATCTCGGTGGTGTCGGTGTCGGTCGTGTTGGTCAAACCGTCCTCGGACAGGTAGCCGAGCAGCTTGAACGCCGCGGCCAGCGGGGTGGAGGAATCGGTGGGCAGCGCGGTGCCGGACGGTGCCCAGTAGGCGTAGCCGCCGACCTTGAACTTGCCCAACGACACCATGGTGGAATCGTTGGTGGTGGAACCAGCCATGATTTAGACCTTTCGTTAGTCGTCTGATTTGACGGTGAGTTGTATGAGTATCTGGTAGCGGGGCCGGCCGTCCGGCATGGGGAAATGCGTGCGGCCGGTGATGTCGATGTCGGCGACCTCGGGCAGCTCGACGATACGTTTGAGACGGGGGAGTATGAGCTTCGCTGCGGCCTCGGAGACCAGCCAGCGCGACTCGCCCCACACCTGCACCGCGATAAGCGGCAGGCTGCGGAACCGTTCGTCCGAGCCTCCCACCTGTTCGACGGTGACGAACGGCAGCGGGTGCGTGGCCGATGATCCGGCGGGCACGTCGAAACTGGCCGGATATTCGGCCTTGATCGTCGGGTCCGCGTTGAGCCAGTCCATGACGAGTTTTTCAGCGTTCACGGCCATCAGCCGCCACCTCCCAACGCCTTGGCCAACGTGTTGTGGGCCGCGTTGTCGACAAACGCCTGATGGTTCTCGGCCTGCACGAGGGCGATGGTGCCCACGTTCGACGGGATCGCCGGCAGCACCCCGTACTGGGGTTTGCCGCCATGCGAGTTGTGGCCGAGCGCGTTCGCCCTCGCCGCGACCCGTTCGGCCTCCGCGTTGACGGCACCGATCACGTGCGGCGACTGGCGGAACGCGGTGAACGCCGGCAGGTTCAGTTTCACGTTGCTTGACATGCGTCATCCCTCCGTATCCGTCAGTTCGACGCTCAAATTCCACCGGGTGGGGGTAATCCCGCCGTCGACCGGCAATGGGTCGCCTATCACCCGATAGTCGTGGCCGCGTATGGTGACCAGCGCATTCCTGAGGCTCCGGTACGTCCAGACCCTCGGTATTGCGATCGTCAACGCGGCGGTGATACCGGCCGGCCGTGTGGAGTCGGCGGCGTTCTCGTCGGCTCCGGGCTTGACCAGCACGTCGTCGATGGTCTCCGTTTCCGTCCTGCAGACGGGCTTGTTGCCCCCATCCACCTCGCCGGTCGGCACGCGCCATGTGACGGTGATGGTTTCGCCATGCAGTCTCATGGGTTCACGCTCCCGTCGGACAGGTCGATGCTCCACATGCGTTGCACGCCGCAGCCCAGCGAGCGTTTCTCCGATTTCGTCAGATACAGATCCCCGTCAGGGTTGCTGTAGCTGTTGGCCTCGGTGAAACCGTTCGCGGTCTGCGTGGATTGGGTGACCCCGGCGACGTCCTCGTTGAGCATGGCCCTTTTGACCATCGCGCAGCAGATACGCCGCAGCGTGGTCTCCGAGGCCTGAGCCCAATTGGGGCAGTCGGTGATGATCTTGTCGCTCGCGTCGGCCAGCATCGTCTCCGCCTTGGCCCGTTCGGCGTCGGTGAGCTCATGCCAACGGGAGGCGAGATCATCGGCGCTGGCGAACGGGGGAGCGGGCACGTTCATGCCCGGATCAGCGTCATCGGCCATGAGCGCACCTCCCTCAGGCCGCGATCACACCGGCCGCACGCAGTTGGGCGAGCAGCGCGTTGATCTTGGCGTTCGCGGTCGTCGTATTCGCGTCGGCGGCGAGGTCCGGTACGGCCGCACCCTGCTTGACGCCACCCAACGCCGCAGCGGTCGCGGCGGGCAGCGTGTAGGCGGCAGGAATCGCCGGCTTGTTCGTCAAATCGTCGTACGAGCCGCTGAACGAGCTGGTGCCGGCACCGATGGCCTTGCGCGCCGCCGCAGCGTCAGTCGCCTTGAGCACACGCTTGCCCGTATCCGTGGCACCGGTAAGCGTGTCGGCGGTCGGGGCCGTGACCGGGGCGACGAAGTCGAAGCCGCTGCCATCGGCCTTGACCTGCACGACCTTGCCGTGACCGGTGCCGGAGGAATAGCCGCCGAGGCTGGCCGGCGTGACGCTGCCAGCAGATGGGGTGGAAGAACCGCCATTGAGGTCGATGGGTTTGCCCTTATCGTCGACGAACTGGGTTTCGATGACCGCCTGGCGGGCGGTGTTCGCCACCCCTGAGGTCAGGTGGTGGAATTCGACTGCCTGGCTCATCACTTGGCCGCCTTGCTGGTGGGTGCGTCGCCCTCGACCACAGCGAAGCGGTCGGTGAACACATACCAGGCGTAGACGATCTCCAGTCGGAGCGCGATCTGGTTGTTGCGGCGCAGGTCGCCCTGCCCGTCCGGATCGCCGTAGGTGATGGTCTCCAACGGCAGATTGCGCTGCACGCCCCAATAGATGCCGTTCTTCCAGTCGCCGACGATCGCGCCGACCTTCGGCACCGTGTAGTCATCTCCGCCCGCGGGCGCGACGAACTCCGGGGCATTGACGGTGGTGGTCACCGATGCGGGAATGCCCTTGAACGAGTTCATGTTCACGCCGTAGCCCAGCTCCGGGTAGAGCGGGCGCTTCTGCGTGTCCTTCAGGGTGGCGAGGTCGAAGGCGTAGGAGCGGCTCATGGCGATGCCGTTTACGTCCCATCCTTCCTTGTCGTTGAGGATCAGACCGATGGCGGTCTCGATGTCGGTGTCCGGACTGGCGGTGCGGGCCACGCGCTTGGTCGTCTTGTTCAGGTAGTTCGTCCAAGCCTTGATAGGCTTGCCGGTCAGCGGGTTGAGGCGGTAGAACAGGCCGAGGTCGAGCGCGCGGGAAAGCGCCTTGGCACCCTCGGAGGCGAGCTTGTTGATGACGCCGAGCTGGTAGTCGGAGTCGGCCCACTGCACCTCCTGGTTGAAGCGCATGGTGACCTGCGTCTTGTGGGGTGCGGTCTTGACCACTCCGAACGAGCCGGTGGTGCTGGACTTCTGCACGCCCTCGTCCACGAACTCCGCCTTCGGACGGTTCTCGAACGTGACGATGCTGGTCTCGCCGAAGCGCATCGCCTTCTGCTGGGAAAGCACGCCTACGGCGCTGCCGGACTGCACCTGGTCGACGATGCCGTCCGCGATCTGGTTGGGTATGGCGGCGATGCCGCCGGTACCGAAAATAGCCATGGTATTGGCTCCTTACTGTGAAATGGTTGGTTGCTAGTTGGAGAACACGTTGGAGGCGAACTGCAGCAGGTCGTTCGGCGCCACGTCCGGCTGCTTGCCGGGGTTCTTGACCTCGGGGAGCTTCCTGCCGGTCTGAGCGGCCACGTATTCGCTGATGGACTTCGCGTTGGCCTGCATCTCCTCCAACGTGGAGCCGGTGATGAGGTTCGCGGGCAGTCCGGTTTCGGAGGCGACCTGCGAACGCCATGCGTTCGACTGCTTCTCCGCCTTGAGCTCTTCGAGCTCCTTCTGGAGCTTCGCGGTCTTGGCGGCGGCCTTCTCCGCGTCGCTCATCTGCGACTGCTTGAGCTGTTCCAGCTCGTCGGCGGCGGTCTTGTTGGCCTTGGCACGCTTCTCCCACTCGCGTGAATGGGCGATGGCCTCCTCGTATTTGGCCTTGTAGTCGATGTCCTGCGATTCGCCGTTCGGCTCCTGTCCGGACTGTTGGTTTTCGGCCATGATTGTTCTCCTTATGGGTTGACGGGCCCTTTTCGGGCATAAAAAAACCACCCGTGCGGGTGGTCACAAAAAAATGTTGCTCTCGCTTAAATGAGAACGTCTCCGGGGAAATCCGTCCATGGGCGCGGTTTGCCGATATCGAGCCAATGCTGGATGTCGGATTTCAGCTTTTCGTCATCGTCCGGATATGTTTCGCCGAAGTGGAAATAGATATCGTGGAATCTGCGGGCGTACTCGTCGAGCAGCGCATCGACTTCGTCACTCCAGGGCTTTGCCATTCAGCGCCTCCTTGACCATCCCGTTGAACATTTTCGTGGCGTTGGGGAAATACTTCTCCATTATCTCCCATGAATGCTCATCGGTTATCTGCGCCGCCATCATCTCGGCGAACGCTTCGGCCTCCTGGTTCCCGCTGGATTGGAAATACCCTTTTCTGTGTCCGAAACGGGAAAGCAGATAGGCGTAGTCGTCTCCTTGGCTTCCAAGGCCGGCCTGGAACATGTCGTGGATGGAGTGGTCCCCTTTCTTTTCGAGGTCCGCGGCGACGTCCATATAGAGTTGCCCAAGTGCGGCCTCTCGTCTGGCCTTGAGGCTGCCTCCCTGGACTTTCGCCAGACGCTCGTTGAAGGCTTGGCGCGCATCGGTGCTGAGCATGAGGGCGAAGGACTGCCCTTCGCGTGACAGCGCGGAGAAATACATCTGGGCCTTATCGTCGCCAAGTATCCAATCCAGCATGTGGGAGCATTCATGGACAAGGGTGTTGTATGGCGGGTGGCCCGGCTGGTGTTTTCCGACGGCGGCGAGATTCAGATATATGCCGCCATCCGAGAGGCTGAAATGGGCTTCGGTGTCATTGGGCAGTTTCGTGTCGAGTATCCTGTACGCGTTCGTGCCTCTGGCGAAGAGCTCGGCCGTGTCGTGATGCTTGGAATCGTTCAGCAGCTTGTTCAACGCCGAAACATGCCGCGAACCTATGGTCGCGGCAAAATCCGACTCCTTGGCGACACTGATTTTGTACGATGCGAACGAGTCGTTGTACCGGCCGGGCTGGGATTTCATGGCCGTGAGGATTTCCTTGAGCGTGGGCTGTTCGGATTCCATGGAATCACGGGCCTCGAGATACTCCCTGTACAGCCCGTCCGGGTCGTAGCCCTCGATTTTGGGGTTCTTCCCATCCCAGCTGGGGATGATCTCGCAATCACAGTCCTTGTGGTATTGGCCGAGCGCCCCGGCCTTGTCCTCGCTGGCGTACACGAAGCCTCGACTGGCGAGCATGGCGCAGAACGCGCACGTCTTCGCACCGGACGGTACTCGTGCGTACCGGGGCTTCGACGGGTCGTGTTTGGAGGCGCGCATGATGGTCTCGCGGCCACCGGCCTTTACCCAGCTGTCCATGCTGGCGTGCAGCTCGCGTTTCGCGGCATCGTAATCGGGGCCGCGGCCGTTTTTCTCGTCGTCCCAAAGGTGGCCGGCGAGACGACGCACCGTCTTCCTCATCGGCGCATCATCCGGGTCGTAGCGGCTGTCTACCGTGTAGTCGTCGTCTATGATCCACTTGTGGCGCACCTTCTCATACCATTCGGCGGCGGCCACGCTGTCGATGTTGCCGTATTTGCGGGCTATGGCGGGCACGAGCTCCAGCAGAGCGTCACGCTGGTCGGCGGGATCGTCATACATGTTGATGACGGTCTCGAACACCTTGTCAAGCTCGCGCTGAGCCTGCCTCACCACCGACTGGTTCGCCCGGCTGAGCCTGTCCACCTGATTGCGGCTGGGCGTTCGGCTTCTGCTGGGTGCCATCGACGCCTCCGTTCACCAATCGGTCGAGCACGCTGCCGGCCTTGTTCGCATTGACGGCATTCATGATCTGTGTCACATCGCTTTGGGGGAATCCGGCGTACCGCCAGCCGACCTCGGATTCGGCGAACGCCGGCTGCACGCCGGCTATCTTCGAGAACGAGTCGGCGCGGGCCGCGTCCGACACCTCGCGGGTCGGTGCCCATACCGGGGTGATGCGCGCGAGCTCGGTGGAATCCAAGTCCAGCGCCATGCCCACCGCGTCCTTCAGGGCGCGGGAGAACAGCCGGTTCTGACGGTCAGCCTCGCGGCTGAGCTTGCGTTCCGCGGCGGCCATGGCCTCGGCGGATGCGGGATTGTCCATCGTGATGCCCAGATCGTTGACGGGCACGTTCGTCTCGGAGGCCACCAGCATGGCGATGGTCTTGAGCATGTCCGAATGCGGTTGCATCGAGGCCTGTTGCACCTGCTGCAGGGTGGGCACGTCGCCGTCCTCGTCCTTGCTGATCGCGTTGATGGCGCTTATCAGGCTCTTCCACGTGTTTTCACTGAAGGCGTCGCGGTCGGCTCCGAGGAACCAGAGTTTCGGGGCCGCGTAGAATTCGGCGTTCGCCTCCATTCGAAGCATGGTGCGCACGCCGATATCGGTCAGGGACATCAACGGGCGCGTGATGCGCGAACGGCCGAACGGTCGGTTCAATTGCGGGTCGTAGCACAGGGAGACCACCGTGGGCCTGCCGTAATTCGTATCCTGGCGTTCCGCGGACCACTTGCCCATACTGTTCGAGCACACGTAGACGCGGTTCGGCAGCCACACGTTGAAACCGGTGATGACGCCATGCTCGTCGGCGTCGGTGATGGTCAGCGCGTATCCGATCCGGTTGTTGACCGAATCCCATATGGCCGCCGACCAATCCGCCGAACGGGGAATGATGGTCACCCCGCCAATGGTGCGGCTGATGGTGAGGAACGCGCATGAATGCGTGTAGGCGCTCACCACCGCCTGCGAGACGACGGTGTCCAGGGCGTTCGACTCGAACACGCCGGACACGTCGGCAGCCAAGCCCTCATCAGAGCCTCCGTCGACGCTGAAGCCCTCGAACGCGCTCAGGTCGGCGAGCATGCGCACGGCCTTGGCCGGCCAGCCAATCATCACGGACACGTTCGACCTGATCTTGTCGGGAATGCTGATGCCGAAATCCTTGACCCGTTCGTGCGCCGAATAGTAAAGCGAGCGGAGAATATTGCCGTTCTGCTTCTGCGACCACACCCGCAGCAGACGCTCGATGATGTCCCAATCAGCCTCATCGATGCCTTTTATAGCTCGAATGGAGGGAAGGGATTCGCTGGCGAGGAACGGTTTGCCGCCTGCGGCGGTCACGATTTCACTGCTGACCATCAGACCATCACCCTCTGCTTCCTGCCCGGTTTGCGTTTGCTGACGAATGCCCCGTGCAATGCGACCGTGCATGCCTGCAACGGCGAAATGTCGATGTCGGAGCCTTTCTTGTTCCACGCCTTCAGCCCGTTGGGGCCGATGTCACGCAACGTGACGCCATGCGCGGCCATGCTCAGTTGCGGCTGGTGCTCCGCGTCCAAATGCTGCAGGGTTCCGGCGTGGATCATGTCGAGCACCCTTCCGGTCGCGGCACCCAGGTCACGTGACTGGGTGACGATCACTTTGATGTGTCGTTTCTGCAGGTCGGGCAAAAGGCTCATGGCCGGCGACTGCGCATCGATGACCACCGCAGATGTTTTATGCCAGCGTTCCGCCAGCCAGTCCACCGCCCACGCGGTGCCCGACTGTTTCGCGTCACGGTATTCCTGCAGATTGATGAGCGCGGTGCCGTCATCGTGGCGTACGGCCATGCCGATGGCCAGGGCGCTGCGGTCGGGCGGCATATCCAAACCGAACGCGAGCCGGCCGTCCAAGTCCGGCTGCTCGATGTTGCCGGCCTCCCACTGCTGCGGGTCTATGGCCGAAATGCTGTTTTCCGCATCCCAGATGCCCAAGCCCTCGCGGCGGAAGTTGTCATCGTCGCCGAGCAGCTTGCGCATGCGCAGGATAGCGGTCTCGGACGTGCGCTTCGGGAAACTCGGGTTGGCCTTCGCCCACTGTTCGCGGTCGTCGGGATCGCAGTCGGGGTCGGCGCTGAATTCCACGTACAGCATGCCGTCCGTGTGTTTGAGCCCGTCACGCCTTTTGTCGGCGAATGTTTCCGACGGGTCGCCGGGCTGCGGGGGAGTGCCCATGAACACGATCAGCGGATTAGGGCTCACGTTCGTGGCCGGGATCATGTCGTTCAACGCCTTGACGGTGAGGATCTGCGCCTCGTCGAAGATCTCCACGTCCACCGCGTCGAAGCCGCGGCCGAAGCCCTGCTCGCGGGCTCCGAACATGACGCGCGAACCATTGCGAAACGCTATCTCCTGCTGGCCGTTCGCACGCCGGATATGCTCCACATGCCCGGCCGTCAATTTGTTTTGTGCGAAGCCGCACATCGACTGGAACGTCTCGTCCGAGGTTCTGGTGCGGTGCGCGGTCCACAGCACCTTGAGGTTGGGTTGCATGGCGCACAGGAGGAACACGGCGGAGCCGATGGTGAACGTCTTGCCCACCTGACGGCATATCGATATGACAGTGCCGCCCTCGCCGCACGCATACAAACCGTCCTCCCGTTTGCCGAGCATCAGATACAGCAGTCCCTGCTGCCACAGGTCGTAGGAGATGCCCATGCGCGTGGCCGCACGCCGCAGCTTCGGGAAATCGCTGGAGACGATGCCCGATGGTTGGGAGAGCACTCGGGCGAGCTCAGACAATCGACGCTCCGACATCATCCACCTCGCTTGATTCCACGGACTCGTCGCCGAACAGATCGGTGCCGCCGGACAGTGCCTCGAGCTCACGGCATACCGTGATGTACTGGCGGCTCAATGCCGGCAGGTCGGATGTGCGGGTGTCGGGATCGTCCAACGCCTTCTTCAGCACGTCGCGCGTGTGGCGCAGCACGTCCTCCATCGGCTCGTCCATCATCCGCTCGAGCTCGCGGTTCGTCGGCAGCGGCGCGGGCTTCGCTTTCACCTTCGGTTTTGGTTCAATAGGCCTGTTGCCGGCCTTCCTCTGCCGGTACGCCTTCTGCTTGCATTTCGAAGAACAGTATTCGGCACCCTCTCGCGCGTCCTTGGGCAGCGGGGAGCCGCACACCGTGCAAATCCTCGCCATGACGCCTCCTAAAAATCGTTGCCGATGCCGTAACGCGTTACCGTTACCGAAACCGTGGGGAGATATCGGCTCTATGCGCCGGGGGGTACCGCAACGGGACGGGAGGATGGTCTGCCCTGGGTCACACGTCGAGCCGCGTGAACGGGATCGATGTAGGTCGCGCTTGCATGTTCCTGCCTTTGCCGTTGAGGATGTTGGCTACCTCTTTGCGAGCCCATTCGAGCGAATGAACGCCTTTGATTTGGTTGCACCATCGGTGTGCGGCTCCGCTGTTGTTGTAGGTGAGCGTGCCGCCTCGTGCGATTGGGATTGTTTCGTCGAGCACGTAGCTCCACGGGTCAGGTGACTTCAGTGTGTAGTCGATTGGTCTGCCGCAAATGTAGCAGCATGTGTTGGCGGCTTTGACCCGCGCCCTGTTCTGCCTGCGCCTGTGCCCGTTGCGTTGTCGTGGATTGTATCCGTTGCGGCTCATGGTGTGCCCTCGCAGAGGCGTTGCCATGTGTCGGTAAAGGCTTGGGCGGAGGCCGTGATGACGGGTGTGAGGTCGTCCACGATGATGTGCCCGTCGGGGGTGGTGCGCGTCGGTACGGTGAGGTACTCGATTTCGCCGAGCACATGCCCCTGGGCGTCTGTGATTTGGAGGTTGATTGTCGGCTGGCTGGGCATTGCGATCACCTCGAGGCTATGGAATTTGCAATAAGGGACGGTAACTAGGATTTCATATACATCCACTACCTAAGGAGGTGAATATGAAGAAGAAGAAGATTCATGATCTGGTTTATGCGGATCTCGGACGCGAGGTTTCCTACGACGGGCCGGGCAGAAGTCATGTCGTTGGGGTGCTTGAGCATTTCGAGTTCACGCTGTCACAGCAGGATTCGACGATATGGGTCGGTTCGACTCCGGGTGAAGCCGGGGATTCGTTGACATCCCGTGTCGGGTTGGATGATGATATCGACATTCAGTGACGGTCGCAGGTCAGTTCTTTTTTCAGTTGTATGACCTGCATTTCCAAGACGTGGATGCGTGTTTCGAGCTTTTCGATTCGCGTATCCACGTCTTTTTCGTTTTTATGCATGATGTTCTCCGATGTGTGGGACGTGTTTGGTGGCTTGGGCGAGATTCGAATTCGCGAGAGAGTGTCGGTGTTTACTCCCTGTCGTGCTATCCCAGCATGACCGGTTAGGCCTCTACCGTACGCAAGCCGTGGCATGCGCGGTTGGCTTCGATCCAACGACCTGCGGTTTTGGAGACCGCTGCTCTACCTGCTGAGCTACGCGCATAGGTGGGTATGAGTAAAGCCCCTGAGATGTATGTCCCAGAGGCTTTCGCACTTATCCTGATACGGAGTATACCACGGGGTGGCGGCAGCCTACTCCCGCTTGGGTTTTGTGTTTCGCGTGTCAGGTGTTTTGGATGTCGTTTTAATGTCGAGTCTTGGACACGGCGAAGGCCACGATTTCGCGGATGTTGAACTCCCAGTAACCGTCTTCGATGGGTTTGCTGCTGGGTAGTTTGCCGCGGCGCAATGCGTCGGTGATGGTCTTGCGGCTTACCTCGTACCCGTAGTTCTCGCGCAGCCATTGGCTCATGCCTGCCGGCGTCTTGGTCAGGTGCATTGATTCGGCCTTGGCTTGGCTTTGTTCGCGAAGCTCCTGCACGTTGATGGGGTTGCCGCATTTGCATAGCAGCAGTGATTCGCCTTTCGCGGCCATGACCTCGCGTCCGCATTCGGGGCAGACGCCGATTATCCGGCGCGTGCGTGGCCTGCGGTCCACGAGCGGTTCGATGCGCTCGCAGGTGTGGATGAGCCATGTCAGCCAATGTCCCGAACGGCTGGCGCGGCATAGGTCGGGCAGTCGTCGTGGCGAGTCCCTGAGCAGGGTCTGCCATCTCGGACGGCTTTCCACGCCGGTTTCGTTCCACATGTCCTGCAAGCCGTCCTCGATCTGGTCGAGCATGTCCTGCGCGTGGAGGTTGATGGGCGCGGGCGCCGCGCCTCCTTGCGGTTTGCCGCCCGCTCCGGGTTCTCCGAGCTTGTAGGCGTGACGGGACACCTGTTGCAGGAGCATCATGTCGCGGCGGAGCCGGTGGAGCGTTTTCGCGTAGACGCGGCGGCAGTCCCGGCAGAGCGTCCATGGTGCCTCGACCTGTCGGCTGCCGCAGTATTGGCATGGTTCGGTGGTGATGAACATTATGTTGAAACCCTCCACGTTCCGGCTATGATGGTGCTTTGGTGAGCGTGCCCTCCGCCTGTTGGTGGAGGGTTTCGTTTTGTCTTTCGTTGGATTCAGTGTGTTTATCGGTATTTTTCAGACCAGTGGTTCGATGAATTCCGGTGTCCACGCGTCCGCGCGTGATTTCGGCGGTTCGGGATGCTCGATCACGTACAGCACCTCGCTCAACAGCAAACCGAGGAGTTTCGCCGTGTACTCGGGTGTCGCGGCCTTGCCTTTATGCCATTTGAGTATCATCTCACGCTGGTTGTTCGTCGCGCTCATGATTCCTCCTTGAGTGTGGTGACATATTCGATGGCCTTGCGCTCACGTTTCGCGTACCTCCCGCACTTGCGTTTGAGACGTTTGAGGCTCATGGCGTATATGTAGGCTCTGAAGTCGCCGTCCTCGGTGATTCTGGCCTCGTACCGGCTCAGGGCTGAGGCCATGAATTGCGCGGTCAGATGGTTGGTAAGCTGTACTCCGTTCATTCCTTCACCTCGGTTTCCTCGCCGTAATGGCCGTAGAGTTGGTCTGCCGCATCCTTGGTCGTGTAGAGGCATTTCGCGGGCGCTTGTTCGTAGTCGTAGATGGCGGCTGCGACGACCTCTCGAAACTCCTCGCGGGTGAATATCTTCGCCTTATAGCTCATCGTCTGCCTCCGTAAAATCGTTGAACGATGGGCTGGCACAGCTCATATCCCTTCTGGGCCCACATCTCCAGTGTTTTGAGGATCACGAGAATCGACAGTGAGTCGAGCCCGTCGTCAACCAGTTTGGGAATGTTGCTGTACTGTGCGTTCAGTGTCGTATGCCCGTTCTTGCCGCTGGTGAACGTGAATCCCAGCATGTCCACGGGCGTTCCGGTTTCCTCCGGTGTGATGGTCAACCGGACCTTGAACTTCTTGCCCAACGGCATCGCCTTGTCTCTCATCGTCTGCCTCCCAGACTCTCGCGAATCAGCTTGTATTTCCGGTCGCCGTTGCACATCGCATTCCAACGACGGATGGAAGCGGCGAGTATCCACTCCTTCGTGAGCGTCCACGGCATTTTGGGTCTTTCCCGCATTCCGATAAGACACGTGTACTTGCATTCCCCACATTTGAAAATCAGCGCGGACAGAAGCTGATATGACTCCCATTCCACCTTGATCTTGCCACCGCATTTGAGGCATGGGCTAATCCTGTGAAAACGCATCATATCCCTCGATTCCGTAGATTCTGAATTTCGTGCCGCATTCTCGGCACTCCTCAACACTGCCGATAATCTCGTCATCGTGGGCATCCTTCGGGTAGCCGTATGAGTGGCCGCATTCAGGACAATCGACAGTGGTGTAGCATGTTTTCTCCGCCCATACCGACTTCAATTTGTCACACATCATTCCTCGATTTCTTCGCCATTCGTTGCAGTTCTCTTTCGCAGAGCCGGTCCAACACGGGATACAGCCATGCAGGCGGGTCCGTGCGATACCACAAGGGGCATTTCTTCCAGTGTTTTTCGGCTCGGGGGCATCCGCATTGCCCGCAGTAGGGGCATCGACGGCTTTGGGCTTCCAATCGGCCAGTGTGGTGAACCTTGTGCCAGCGTGCCTCGCACCAGTCACAGCAATGAGTGCTGCCTGTGAACAGGCGTAAGACAGTTTGCGGAAACGATGGAGGTTTATCGATGATCGGGTGGATGGTCATTCTTCCGTTGCCTCCTTCGGCTCGGTGTCATAGCTGATGTCGATGATGCGAGTCACGTTGAACTCTCGTCCGCAGTCCTCGCACTCCTCCTCGAAGTAATCGTCATTGCCGCCGCATTCATACGAATCTTCGTATCGGCGCCCGCAGTAAGGGCATACGATTTCGTCGGTACCATCGAACTCGGTCGGCTCACCCGAATCGATGAGACGCTTCTTCGGAACACAATCACGGCAATACGTCTTACCGTCAATGGTTTCGCTCCAACGTTTGGTCATGAGGTAGCCGCACATATCGCATTGGATAAGATTGTTCATTCTTCTGTTGCCTCCATCGGGTAATTGAGGTCTTCAAGCGAGTACGCGGGATAGGTCCGCTTCACGCGCCCGAACGGTTTCTGCGTCTCCGGGCCTCTGAACGGTGGCTCATATTCCCACCATTCGCTGCCGTCGTATTCCTCGCGGCGCAGGAACCCGCCATCCGTGAACACCACGACCAGATCGGCGGCTATCTCCTGACCGCCGTATCCGTCGTCGTAATCGATGTCGAGCACCTTTTCGGCCTGACTCCACGGAATTCCCAGCTTCCCGTCGCGGGAGCCGACGAATCGAACGTCATCGGTCGAATGCCCGCTTCGTGATATCGCATCCTTGGTTTCACCTAAAAGATTCATTCTTCCGTTGCCTTTCCTTGTATTGCCTTGAGTGCAAGCCTCATGGCATCGATATAGTCGGCCCTCGACGCCCGATCGGCGGACTCCCACGAGAAAAAGCAGACGGAGTTCAGCGCATCATAGAGCGCTTTCGCTCCGGCTTCGATTTCCTCGTCCGTGGGCGGGCGCGTGGCTCCGGCGATGTACGCCTCCTGCATGAGCGCGTTGCCCTTGTACACGTGTTCCGCCTTACTGCTGATGATGCTCATAGTCGGCCTCGTTCCTGATTGCTGACGAGACAGTCGTCCATGGCCTGAGCAAGTTCCTCGTCGGTGATGCCGAACGCCGATGCCACGTTCGCCAGCGTCTGCAACACGTCCGCCCATTCGGCTATCAGGTCTCTGCGGGCCGTGGAATCGCCCTTGACCAGACGTTTCCCGGCCTCCACCATCTCCGCCGCCTCTTCGAGCGTCTTCAACAACAGCCACTTGTCGGGCGTGAGACGGCTGAAAGATTCGACCGGAGGCAATTGGACGATACGATTGCTCATGCCTCCACCGCCTTGGCCGGACGGAACGGAGCTTGAGAGGTCACGTGCTTGCTGTTGA